CATGGGTGGGTCCACCAGCATGTGAAGGAGGCCGAACGCCTCGGGCTGATAGTCCCGCTCGGCATAGATCCTCTCTCCACCCCAGTGCGCGACTGGCAGGGGAGATGGCTCTGGCTCAACCAGGACGGCACGGCCACGCCATTGACCATGCGCGAAACATTGACAATTCAAACGGAAGGAATGACAAATGCACGAGAATAACGGCAAACCGGAGGCGCTGCTGTGGATCGACTTTGAGACCACAGGCGTGGACAGGCGCAAAAGCCTGCCATTGGAGATCGGTATGGAATGTACCGACATGCTGGGCGAACAAAAGTTCGGATCATTGTCCCGCATCATCCGCCCGGACAGACTCGACCTCCTGTCCATGAGCCCCGTCGCCTTCTCCATGCACACCGACAACGGCCTGCTGTTCGAACTCATGGGAGGCTCCGTGCGCAATGACAGCATGGTCGTCGTGGCCAACGCCGTGGAGGAATTCCTTGACTCGCTCTCCCAGCGCTTCTCCCTCGTCCCCGCGGGGACCAACGTGGACTTCGACCTTGACTTCCTCCGCCGACTCAACCTCAACCCTGACGCGTGGCTCACCTACCGCAAATACGACATGGCCACCATCCGCCGACTCGTCACCGTGCTCGGCGCCCCGGATCCATACCAGGGCGACAGCGGCCCGCACCGGGTGAAATCCTGCATCGCACGCGACATCAAAGACTACAAGGCCATGCTCGAGACACTCGCCGTCAAGACGGGAGACCACAAGTGAGAAAGACCATCAGCCACCTCGCCGACCGGCTCGGAGACGCCATGGCCACGCTGTTCACCCTCCTCGCGCTGCTGCTCATCCCGCACGCCGTCATCAGGGCGATCATCGGACAGGCGCTCCACCAGTGGACACCAATCACGTGGCTCGCCATCCACACCGCACTGACCATCGCGGCGCTCGCCACCAGCCTCGCCAGCTATGCGATCGCCGCACTGCTCGCACCGCCAAGACCGGAGACCTACCAATGACCGAAGACCAGCAAGACCAGCTCGTCATCAGCCTCGACACGCAATACGCCGTCGCGCACGCCATCTACAACCGATTCCACGCCAACGGCCACCGCAAACACCTCACGTGGGAAAACCTCGACTATGCCGGCCGCGAACCATGGCGCCTGATAGCCAAGGACGCGATCACCGAGATGCTGGCCAGCCCGGAGATCGGAGGAACGGCATGAGCCACACCGCGATAATCCTCCTGGCGCTCGCTTTCCTGATCGGCTGGATGGGTGGCCGGGAATGAGCATCATCGTCCCATTGCACAAGTGGCGGTCGGCCGATCCGGTCATCCTGATCGGCCGCCGCTGCATCGCCCGCACCGACCAGGACGTCGTCATCGACGGCCGGCTCGAACTCATCCGCCGGCCGGACGGCATCGCCAGCCTCCGCTTCCAGGGCATCGGAAACGACATCATCGCCCACGATCCGAACACATGTTCCAACAGCATGAGCGACGGCATACGAAGCCTCGCCATCTACGGAAAGGAATGAAATGCACACCGTCAGAATCGCCACCAACCCACGCAAATGGCGCAGACCTGCACCCTGCCCGGCATGCCGCAAGTCCCGGCCGCTCATCCTGACCCTCGGCACTATCTACAACCTCCGAACCCGCAAACCGGTCAGCACCATCTACGGCTGCATCTGCCCCAACTGCCGGCACAAATGCATCCTCCACGTCGACGGCAAAACCCCAAAAAAGCCATCCGCCTCTGGAACCACCACGCCAGCCATCAAAGGAACGAACAATGAGAAACACCATCTGCGCCACACTTACCGCCATCACCCTCACCCTCTGCACCGCGCTCGCAGGATGCGGAAGCGCGTCGGAGCCTTCCACGCCAGCGCATGCGGTCAGGTCCGTCGACTCGCAGTGCTCCGCCGGGGCCGACGTATTCACGGAATGCGTCGTCACCCTGACCGACACGAGGCAAGTGGACTGCATCGTCTACTCGACGAACGGCAAGCAGGCCGGCCTGTCCTGCGACTGGAGCCATGTGAGCGGCGCGGACAAGGAGCCGGCAAGATGAGCTACAACGTCGTCACCCAGGAAGGCGTCAGAACGTTCGAGAACATCGATGATGCCGGCGACTACGCGCAGGCCATGTCCTTGAGGACTGGCGAGCCGGCCAAGGTGTTCCATGCCGAGACCGGACTCGTCGCATTCACCGTCCGCCCAACCACGAAGGACACGAAATGAGAATCAATTTCAACAGCAAGGATGGCGTTTTCGCCATCAAAGCCGAAAACGAAGAGGAAAAAACCCAGCTCAAAACGTCGGCGGTCGCCATCTGCAATCTCATCATCGATTTTTTCGACGGTGAAGTCCAAGAAATGAAGGCGGCGAAGGAATGAAACGCATCACACTCAAGGACACAAAATGAGCAATCGAAGTTATTTGGTGCCAAGGCCGCCAGCGTTCGACCATGAGCATCCCAGACCGAAGGAGGAAGGCGAGGTGCTGTACTGCGGAAATTGCCAAAAATGGTACGTATCATGGTTTCCCCTCACCGAAGTCAAAACCATATGGGGCCGCCGCCCCGAATGGTGGATACGCATCTTCCACCGCAAACCATACGAGACGATCATCCAGCAAATACGAAGGGAAACGAAATGAAAGTGAAGAAAACCCTCATGGACATGATCATCAAATGGCATCAGGCCGGATACAGCCTCGATGAGATCGCGCCACTGATGCCACAAGTCCCCAAAGAGGAAATCAAAGCAATCATCCAACACACCCGCGAATAACAAGAAACCCGACCTTCCGGCCGGGCTCCTGGCATCACCACAAACCAGACTACACCCGCCGGAGGGAATCGAACAAATGAACGAACCAACCAACGAATCCCAACCAACACCAAACCAGACACAACCAGCACAAACCAACCAACACAAGCCAGCGCTCGCCGGCATGTGCCGAGTGTGCGGCGGGGAGTGCCGTATCCAGGCCACGATGTGCGACAAGTGCGAGACCGCTTTGAGGGGATGGATCCACGACTATCCGTCATGGATCCAAGCCCTGCGCGAGTTCCTGGATTCGACGGCGCATTACGGAGGCCACCAGCCTGGACGTGTCAACCTGCAGTCCGCGCCCACGCCGATCAGACTCTCGGTCGTTGACCATCTGCAGGAGATCGAGGATGCGGTGACGGCGTTGTGGTGTCGATTGTATGCGCCGCCGGCCATGCCATGGGCCACAAGCATCGCGGTCCCGTCCATCGTCGGCATGCTCAAGGCATGCTGGTCATGCCAGCGGTTGAACCGACTGCCGGACATCGGTTTGATCTGGCATGACTGGGAGCGGTTGGTGCGCAAGACGCTGGCCATCATCGACGTGCCACCATCCAGGCACGGCATCGGCAGGTGCCTGAATCCTCTGTGTGGAGTGGAGCTGAGTGCGGAGGTCGGCGCGGTGAGCGTTGATTGTCCGGTGTGCGGCAACGCTTATCGCGTGGTCGATGTGCGATTGGGTTTCCTGCGGGAGTGCATCGAATCGGGCAGGGCGTTCACGGCGGGGGAGTGTGCGGAACTGCTGCGCGAATGCGGATTCCAGTGCAACGCGAACACGATTCGCTCATGGCGCAAGCGCGGCAGGCTCCAACCGGTTGGTGAAAACGTGAAGGGGCAGCCGTTGTACAGGCTTTCCGACGTGCATGGACAGGTCATGCGACGCGACTCGATTTGACAAAATCGAAAGTGCAACGCAAAATTGTCAGTGGATTAGAGGGTCCAAACCGATACACACGGTTTGGACCCTCACTTATATCCTCCAATGGATTCTCCTGATTCACTTGGGTTGCAGTCCCGTCCTGTCCGAACGGCATATCGGACACGCTCCGCCCACTCCCGTCAGAGTGGACATACCCCAATGTGGCAGGCAAGCCAATCCCGTGCTTCCGTGATGCGGTGAAGCTTAAAAAATCGCCTGCCCGTATGCCTTCGTAGGAATCAGTGGTAGATCGTACCGGCCGCGAGTCTTTATTGGATTCTCTTCCTTGTGGCCGCGTGTGGACGCGGGTTCGAATCCCGCCGAAGGCACCCATGAAACAAACCCGGGGTAGGGGTATTGACAATCCGGGAGGGGCATTCGCAGATGATGGGGAGCCCCTACAAGACACGGGAGAGGCCTTATACGGGAGCCCCTATACCGGCATTCCAGCAAGCCAACGGCGAAGATAGTCGTTGACAAATCCATAACACCCTGGGCTCCATACACGTGGGAGGCCACATGAGCAAGCGGCGCAACGAGCGCGTCAGCAACGGCTGGCGGCGCAGACAACTCAGGGCAAGAGTGCTGGCCGCATACGACGTGTGCGCCATCTGCGGCAAGCCAGTCGACAAGACATTGAAGACACCACATCCGATGAGCGCCGAAGTGGACGAGCTCATACCGGTCTCACGCGGCGGTGATCCATACAGCTTCGCGAACTGCAGGCTCACGCACCGCAGATGCAACAGGATGAAGAGCGACAAGACAGACGAACACGCACGAGCGCTGCTGGCTGGCAGACAGGAAGTGAAAGCAAGCTCGATGCCGTTCAAAACGTTCGGCATCTGACTCCGATACCAGGGCGGGGACCCCGGGTACACCCCCTCCCGGTCGCCTCGGGTGCAGTGCCGATATCCCTCCCGGAATGCAAACGTCGGAAACAGGGGAAACAACGAAAGGTCGGAAAGCGAGGGAGGCGCCGATGAAGTGCGAACTCTGCGGCAAGGAATTCCAACCGTCCGGCCACGGGCGGCCGCAACGCTACTGCTCCAAATCCTGCCGCCAGAAAGCCGCCTATCGTCGGAAAAAGAACCGGGCTACGCAAACGGAAGCGGATAGGCCCGTATCCAAGCCGACGAAAACGAAACGGAAGCCTGAACCGGAACTCGACAAACAGAACTTCGAACGGATGATGGACGGCTCCCACGAGGACACGCTCCGCGAAATCGTCGGCAGACTGCGCGAGGCTCTGCATGACCCGTCCACGCCGGCCAACGCGTTGCCGTCGATCAGCAGCAAGCTCGCCGAATTCGACGAACGGATGCGCATGGCCGAGGATTCCGGCAGCCTGTTCGATGTGAACGATGACGTGACGGAGGTGGCGGAGGATGTCGGAGCGTCGATTGTCTGAGATCGCCCAACGGCTCGTGAAGCCGGAAGACGTCACGTCAAGCGATTTCAAACTGATCAACAATGCGGCGGTCAAGGCCGGAATCCACTACGACCTCTGGCAGAAAGGTTTCCTATACCTCCTGTTCGCCAAACGCGCCGACGGCAAGTACGCATGCGGATCCGGAGGGGCGGTCCTGTCCAGCTGCAGGCAGATCGGCAAGACGTTCACGGTCGGCACGGCGATATTCATCCTGTGCGCCGGACGTGCCGGAACACTGGTCATCTGGACCGCGCACCACACGCGCACCTCCGACGAGACGTTCGCCGACATGTGCGACCTGACGCATAATCCGAAACTGTCCAGGTACGTGCGGAACGTGCGTCGAGCGAACGGCCAGCAGGAGATCCGTTTCACCAATGGGAGCCGCATCATGTTCGGCGCGCGTGAGAACGGTTTCGGCCGTGGCCTGCATTCGGCGGACATCGAGGTGTTCGACGAGGCTCAGATCCTCACCATCAAGGCGTTGGACAATCTGATTCCGATCGTGAACACGAGCCCGAACCCGTTGATCGTGTTCATGGGCAATCCACCGAAGCCGGGAGACCAGTGCGAGGCGTTCGAGGAGAAACGTTCGACCGCGTTGGCGGGCAATTCGGACGACATGCTCTACGTGGAGCTCGGCGCGGACCGCGACTGCGATCTGGACGACCGGACCGCGTGGGCGAAAGCGAACCCGTCTTATCCTCGACGCACCAGCGAACAGGCGATATTGCGCATGCGCAATCTCCTCGCCGAGGATTCGTTCCGCCGTGAAGCGCTCGGCATCTGGGACGAGACCGCCACCGCGTACGCCATCAGCCCCGACCTGTGGAAGGCCGCCGAAACCGACGACGTGCCCGACGGCGGCACGGTGAGCTTCGGCATCGACATGCCGCCCGACAGGAGCGTGCTGACCATCGGCGCCGCATCGCGGTACGAGGACGGGTCGGCCGTCATCCAGATGGCGAACATCAAGGACGCGCGGCAGGCTGGCACCATGTGGGCCGTGGACTGGCTCGCCGAACGTTGGCCGAAGACCGCCAGCGTGGTCATCGACGCGCAGTCCCCGGCAATGAGCCTGCTGCCCGAACTGAAGGCCGCGCACGTGAAGGTCACCGTGACGAACATGCAGGAGATGGGCCGCGCATGCGGCCGATTCCTCGACATGCTCAAAGCCGGAACGCTCAGGCACCCGCCGGACGAATACCAGCCGCAGCTGGCCGCAGCCGTCAAGGGCGCGACCACGCGTCCATTGGGACAGTCCGGCGCGATCGCATGGAACAAGCTCGGCTCGGATATCGACATAACGCCACTCGTATCAACCACGCTCGCCCTGTACGGGGCGTGCACGACAAAACGACATCCCGGAAGACGACAGACCATCGGAGGAATCTAAATGGGCGACATCCAGATGACAAACGTTCCGGATAGCTGGCGGCCGTCCGGAGGATCGGTGGCGCTGACGAAACTGGTTGTGCCCACCAGCATCGACGGGCTTACAAACCAAGAGAACGAACTGCTCGCAGAGCTCGCCGAAGTGTGGACACGTCATGCGAGCCGCAATCGGAAACTCACCGCATACTACGAATCGAAAGAGCCGCTGGTCGACTTCGGTCTCACGGTTCCACAGTCCATCAAGGACCACTACACGCCATTGGGATGGGCACGCAAGGCGGTGGACATGCTCGCCGAGCTTTGCGTATTCGAGGGATTCGTCTCGCCTGGTGTCGATGATCCGTTCCAACTACAGGACTTCATGAGCAGAATCGGCTTCACCAGCGTCCTTCAGCAGGCCATACAGACGGCACTCATTCACGGCTGCTCGTTCCTCAGCGTCATCCAAGACGCGGAGAACAGGCCTCTCATCCGCACCCACACCGCGGAAAGCTCGGCAGCGATCTGGGACTACCCGAACCGACGCGTCAAGGCATGCATGGCCATAACCGACGTGAACAACGACAACGAGGCCATCGGACTCGTGCTCTACATGCCGACGCGCAACATCAGCGTGTCCCGCAGTCTCGGCACATGGTACGTGCAAGGATCACAACCCACCGTGAACGGCGAATGCAGCGTGTTCCGCCTCGCCTACAAAGCCACCGAAGTCAAACCATTCGGACGCTCCCGCATCAGCCATGACGCGATGAACATCATCGACGGCGCGAACCGCACCATCGTGCGCGCCGAGGCGAACGCCGAATTCTACGCATTCCCGAAAATCCTGCTCATGGGCACCAGCGACGAGCTCGCGTCCTTGAGCGCGGACGCCGCGCTCAAACTCTACATGGGCCGCTACAACATGATCAGCAAGGACGCGGACGGTGATTCGCCGACAGTGACCCAACTGGCCGCATCCAGCATGGATCCGCACCTGACGATGCTGAAAAGCTGGGCCGCCATGTTCGCCAGCGCGATGAACATTCCCGCCAGCTCGCTCGGCATCGTATCGGACGCGAATCCGACGTCAGCGGACGCGACCGAGGCGCAACGCGAGGACCTGATTATCGAGGCTCGCCACTGCGACCGTGATTTCGGCGAATCGATCCTGCAGGCGGCACGCCTCGTGGCGCGCATACAGGATCCATCGGTGTCAGACGATGATCTGATGAAACTGCAGGTCGACTGGAAGAACCCCAACACTCCGTCAAGCTCCATGAGCGCCGACGCGTTCAGCAAACTCGCCGGCAGCATCGACTCGTTCGCCAACAGCGAGGTCGGCATGACCCGCGCCGGATTGAGCAGAAGCGAGATCGTCCGCTTGAAGGCCGACCAGCGCAAGGCTCAAGCCGGACAGGTCCTCGACCAGATTCGCGGCATGCGTCAACAGACTGAGCAGACGCAGGACGACGGGGAACGCCAGACCGACGCTTCCATGCAATCAACCGTTGCGGGGGGGCTGAAGGACAGCTTCGACGCACTGGGAGTAGCGATCAGAGCCGGGGTGACACCGGAATCCGCGGCATCGATGCTTGGACTGAAAGGCATTGAATTCACCGGCATGACGCCGGTCAGCCTCAAACTACCGGAAGGCGGCGGAAATGAGCCTGAACAGTCTGAACCTGCCTCCGGAACAACACAGAAGGCTTGAACTCGACCTCAACGACCTGTACGAGGATTACACGGACACCATGAGCCGCTTGCAGAAGGAGGCAGGCAACAGCGTTTCAGGACTTGTCTGGGACGGTGAAAGCCAGGAACTCATCAAAGCGGAGATCAACCGGTACGCCGACGCGGCCAACAAACTCGCATCCGACTACTACAGCCATGTGCGCGACCTATGGGCGCAATACTGCGGAATCAACATGCCGGAATACGATCCGCCGACCATCACCGCCGACCGTGCGGTCTGGCAGATGGAAGGCGGTTTCAACAACACCGACTTCATGGGATTGCACTACAAGGATGTCATTCCAGATGAAAACGGAGCCGTTCACAACAACGCCGGAAGAACCATCGACGACCTGTGGCCCACGTTCGCTGACGAGGAGCAGGCGCTGGAATACGTGCAGAATCTGATTCAGACCGTCGGGCGGCTGACCATGCAGAGGGCTGTGGCCAACGATCCCACCAAGCCTCGCTGGGCGCGTGTGCCGCGAGGGGCTAAGACATGCGCGTTCTGCCTTATGCTCGCCTCGCGTGGCTTCGCCTACCTGAGCGAGGACACCGCCGGACGGCAGATGCAATACCATACGGACTGCGACTGCGACATCGTGCCAAGCTGGGGCAGCAGCAAACTCAAAGGATACGATCCGGACAAGTATCGTGAAATGTACCAGGCAGCCAAGGCTGCGGCCGGCGATGACGGCGACTGGCGTGACACGCTAGCCCAATTGAGACGCATCTATCACGATGAGGTCAATGATGGTGTGACTGCCCAACCGACGATTCGATGGAGCGGCAAATCGATTCCAATCAGCGCTTCCGAACTATCGAGATTGTCGGATTATAGCGTCAGGATGCCTGGAGATAGATTCTCCAACGACGAGAAGATCGCGGCTTTGATGGATTGGACCGGAGACAGCTACAAAAGTATCAACGGCTACCTGTTCGGCGGACGAAACCCGTCGAAAGACGTCATCCATCAGGTCGAATGCATCGACGAAGCGATATCCGACCATATCACCCGAGAACGTTTCACGGTCGACAGGCAGATGCGGTTGTCGACGTTCCACGTCAACGACATGGAGTCGCTTTTCGATTTGAATACCGGTCGCACCTTCGAACACATCGGCTACATGGCCACCAGCATCAAGGAGGGAGGCATTGACGTTGATGGGGAAGACCGCATCGCCACAAGAATCCTGGTACCGCCGGGAAGCGCCGGCGTGTATGTGGAGCCGATCACTCAGCATCCGGGAGAATACGAAATTCTTCTGCCGAGAGGAAGGGCTCTTCGTTTCGAAGGGCTTGGAGCATCCGACGGCAGACCGATCGTTTATCTGAGACTGCTATGATTGAGCCTATGGATCGTTCCGACCGTTTCACGTTTATGCCCGGTGATTTGAAGGAAGTCACCGATGAGCGCCATCTTGCGGAAATCAAACGCAAGTATGGCGATATCTCCATGCCACAGGACGAATATGAATGGGTCAGGAACGAAGGAAAGAAGCGCTGGTCCGTCGGCGACTATGTGTCGACCGACGAGCTGCGGTCCGAATACGCGCGAAGAAAAGCGCTGGGAAATCTCTGAATCCCAGAAAGCCATCACGTCGAAACGTGATGGCTTTTCTTTTACCTTTCACACCCCAGCGATGGGGCGGGGCGCAGCCATGCGCGAAACCAACAAGAATGGCCGTCAACTCGCCGGCGTCAGGCGTGGAAACCAAGAACAAGCAAAGGAGCCACCAACCATGGCAGAAGAAAACCAGACCGGCGCGGACGGCCAACAGGAGCCGGAACAGCACTCTCCGGCCCCAAAGGACGTGAACAACGCGAAGCTGAGGACCTTCACCCAGGAGGAAGTCGACCGCATAATCAACGAGCGTCTCGGCAGGGAACGCGGCAGGAAAAGCGACTACGAGGAGCTCAAGGAGAAGGCCGGACAGACTGCCGACCTCGAATCGAAACTCTCCAAGGCGCTCGAGGAGAACGAGAAGCTTAAAAACGAAGCCAAACAGGCCGAACATGAGAAAGAGCTCTCCGCAATCCGTGTCGAGGTCGCAGCCAAACACGGCATCAACGATCCAAGCGTCCTCGTCGGCGACGACGAGAAGCAGATCGGCGAATACGCCGAAAGACTCATGAAGGTGTTCGCCGGCATGAGATCCCGCGGAATCGTCGCGGAGCAGAGCGCCCACACCGGACAGGCCAAGGCTAAACATTCCAGCCGCGAGGACTTCGTTAACGCCATGAGCAACACGCTCCTGTGAGCCAACCAGCAAACAACATTCATTTGAAAGGACAAACCATGACAGATCCGTCCATGACACGAAAAAGCAACGGTCTAGACCTCACCCCTGAAACCCAGGCGGAGATCTGGCAGACCGCAAAATACCAGAGCGCGTTCATGCAGCTCGTGCCGGAGATGAAACTGCCCGGCAACGGTTCTCGCGTGCCGATCATCATCGGCGACCCGGAGGCCGCATGGGTCAATGAGGGTGCGGAGAAGCCGAAGAGCGGCGTCACCTTCGGCAAGAAGGACATGCTGCCGTACACCATCGCGGTCATCATGCCGTTCTCCAACCAGTTCCGCCGAGACTTCGGCGCTCTCTACGACCAAGTGGTCGCCAAGGGGCCGGGCGCTATCGCCCGCACGTTTGACAAGACCATCATGGGTCTCGTCGACGCTCCGGGTGCGGACTTCGACACCCTGAAGAGCGCGCAGACCGTCAGCATCGGCAAGGACGTGTGGAAGAACCTGAACAAAGCCGACGACCTCGTGTCCGAAGCGGATGGAACCGTGGACGGTTGGGCGTTGAGCACCCAGGGTCGCAGTGTGCTCCGGCAGGCGACCGACAACAACGGACGCCCCCTGTTCCTCAACGGCACCGCCGCCTCCGACGTGAGCACCGTGCTCGGCAACCGCACCTACATCAGCAAGGGCGTTCACGTGCCCGCCGTATCCGAGACACCGGGACCGGCCAAGGCAGAGATCCTCGGCGTGTGCGGAGAATTCTCCTCCGCCGCATGGGGTTCCGTCGAAGGAATGCAGACCAGCATCTCCGACCAGGCGTCCATCACCATCGACGGCAAGCAGGTCAACCTGTGGGAGCACAACATGTTCGCCGTGCGAATCGAAATCGAGGTCGGCTTCCGTATCCGCGACATCAACCGCTTCGTCCTGCTCACCGCCTGACGGAGTCCGACATGACTGTCGAACCAGACGTGTTCGCCACCTCCGTCGACCTCGAACAGAGGTGGCACAAACTCACCGACGAGGAACGTGAGAAGGCCGACACGCATCTCGCGGACGTGACCGACTACATCAAGGAACGCTCCCCGAACTGGCAACGTCTCCAAAAAGAACGGCCACGCCTGCTGACGAAGATCACCTGCGACATCGTCCGCAGAATCATGCAGGCCGACCCGTACGACATTCCCGGCGGCATCACGCAGATGAACCAGACCACCGGCAGCTTCAGCGAACAATACAGTTTCGGAGCGCCCACCGGCGATCTCTGGCTGCGCGACGACGAGAAACGCATCCTTGGCATCAACGCTCAGCGCGCGTTCAGCGTCGACATGGCAACGGGGGAGACGTCCTAGTGGAAACCATCGAAGTGTGGCGCGGCCAGTCCACCACCGACACGGACGGCAACCCCATCCAGGGCAAACCCGTCCGCGTCGGCACGTTCCAGGCGATGGTCGCGCCAACCTCCACCACCGACCAGACCGAGGAGAACGCCAGCCCGCAGACCATCGAATACACGATCCACATCCGCGGTAGCCAACCGACCGGCATCCAGGCCACCGACCTGATCAAAGTCAGGGGCCGGCTGCTGCCCGTCAAGGGCAAGCCGCAGGTGTGGGACAACCTCCACGGACGCCACATTGGCGACGTCATCACCGTGGGCGAACGGGAAGGATAAGCATGGCCAAACGATGCAGATTCGTATTCAACCGCAAGGCGTTCAGCCAACAGGTCCTCAAAAACGAGACATTGCGCTCGCGCATGAGGGACGCGGCCGAAGCCGCCGTAGAGGATGACCGTTGCATGGTCCGCGACCATGACGGCAAGAACCGCAGCGGCGTGGCGATCATCTGCCCGGCACCGGTGGAGAAGGCGCACGGCACGCTAGAGGACACGCTCGGAAGGATGCGCGTATGAGCATCCCGGTCACTCCCCGGCGCACGGAACCCCTGCTCCTGCCCAAACTGAGGACACTGTTCCCGGACGTGACGTTCGACACCATCGAACGAAGCGACCTCGAACCTCCCTTCACCGAAGCCACGCTGGCCGACTCCATGCAAGGCATGAGCACCCCAATCTCGCAGTACGTGCGGCTGCGGCTGAGCGTGCGATGCATGAGAGAGGACCATACGGGCGACTGGGACAAGGCCGCACGCCTGTGGGCCGACATCGCGAGGGAGATCATCGGGCTCGGAAACGTCGCGCCGCTCATCGACGCGTCACTCGAATCCGGGCCGGTACGCATGACTGACGAGGACAAGAGGCTGGTGTGCGCGTACGGAGTGCTCCTGCTCGAGGTCACCGTCAACTGAAACACAACCAAAGACAACGTGCCGCCACACGCGAAGAACGGAAAGGTGTAGACGAATGTCTGACAACAACGAAAAAACCACCGTCGCCGCGCAGGGCGCGACCGACTACGGGTACGTGTCCAGCGGCAACACCGCAGGCAACGTGCGCCTGATCAAGAACTACGCGCTGTTCCTGTTCCCCAAGGGCGACAGCACGTTCGTGGCTCCGACCGGAGTGGCCTGGACTCCGCCGGCAAGCAAGAAGCCGATCGGCTACTCCACGGAGGACGGCGCCGTACTGCATCCGGAACCGGGCGACAGCACCGACTACAAGGCCCACAACGGCGACATCGTGCTGTCCGACACGGATCCGGGCTACTGGACCCTGCAGCTCGCCGCGATGGAAGGCCGCAAGGATGTGGTGTCGGCCTACTTCGACGTGGACGTCGATTCGGACGGCGGCATCAGCATCAAGGGCGCCGGATTGAAGAAGGAGTGGATCCTCGTCCTGGTCGCGCTCGACCAGCAGGACCGCCCCTTCCTCCTGTACGGCACCAACGCGAAGGTGAGCGACCGCGACGACGTGAGCCTGAAATCCAGCGAGATCATGAACTTCAGCATGACGTTCAAGATGCTCAAGGGCACCAACGGCGAACAGTTCCACGCATGGGGCCTCGTCACCGAAGACGCCAAGTAGCCCATTGATTCTTCCCGTGCGGCCGATGGCGGTCGGCCGCACGGGACACCCATTCAACCGCCAACCATTAGAACGGAGCCAACATGAGCGACAAAGAATACCATGTCGTGGACGTAGACCTGACCGAAGCGGAAGAGCTCAAACCCGACGTGCACCTCGAGGTCGCCGGAGCGAAACTCGACCTGCCGAACCTCAACAACGCGGAACTGCCCATCGAACTCGTCCAGGCCATCCTCCTGATCAAAAGCAAGCCCGCATTGTCCGACGAGGAAACCACGGCCTGCGTGAGCACGTTCCTCGCCTACTTCCAGACGATGCAGCCGAACTTCTGGAACGTGCTGCGCAAGACCAAACGTCCGATGGCCTACCTCACCGCGACCATCAAGGCGTGGGCCGAGGAATCCGGACTGGACCCAAAAGCGTTTACCTCGCCCACCTCTGGAACAACAATCGCGCGGCACTAGCCTACGACTGGATCCGAGCGTACGGGCAGATCTACAGGCCCGTACGCTTCCGGGAATGGGTTGAAGGCCAACGTCCACGAGTCGATTGGGGACTCGCCTGGGCGTTGACCCGCGAAATCCTCAAAGACCATACGAGCCACTCGTGGATGGCGTTGCAGAACGCCGTCTACGCGCCCGACGGAGCCGAACAGGCGGTCTGGACGCTGTCCGGACAACGCAAACGCCCATGGTTCGACCACGAGCACGACCCGCTCCGCCCGCCAACCCCGACGCACAACCTCACCCGCCGTCAACGCGAGGACAGGGAACGGCTCAAAGCCTACTTCCACATCAACGACGACCTCTGACTCCGACCGCCATCGGAATCCCAACCTACGAATAAGGAAACACGATGGCAGCACAGGACATAGGCGTCGCATACGTCCACGTCGAACCATCCGGCAAAGGATTCGGCAAAAGCATCGAAGGCGACATCGGCGACGCCGTCAGCAAAGCCTCTAGGAAAAGCTCCAGCACCCTCATCTCGAAGATCGGCGGAGCATTCGGCAAAATCGGCAAGGTCGGCACAGGCGCGATCGCCGCCCTCGCCGGCGGCATCACCGCATTGGCCGCCAAAGGCGGCTTCACCCGCGCCCTCAACATCGAGAACGCGCAAGCCAAACTCAAAGGCCTCGGCCACGACAGCGCCAGCGTCACCGAAATCATGAACGACGCGCTCGCATCCGTCAAGGGCACCGCGTTCGGATTGGGTGACGCCGCGACCGTCGCGGCCAGCCTGTCCGCCTCCGGCATCAAGGAAGGCGACCAGCTCACCAAGGTCCTCAAGACCGTGGCCGACACCGCGCAGATCAGCGGCAGAAGCCTCACTGACATCGGCATGATCTTCGGTTCCGTCGCCGCCCGAGGCAAACTCCAGGGCGACGACATGCTCCAGCTCATGTCGAGCGGCATCCCAGTCCTCCAAATGCTCGGCAAGCATCTGAACAAGACCAGCGCCGAAGTGTCCGACATGGTCTCGGACGGCAAGATCGACTTCCAAACCTTCGCCGACGCCATGCAGGAAGGCCTAGGCGGCGCCGCACTATCCGCAGGCACCACATTCACCGGCGCCCTGGCCAACGTGAAAGCCGCGTTGAGCCGACTCGGAGAAACAGCCGCCACACCAGTCCTCAACGGACTGCGCGGCCTGTTCAACCAAGCCATCCCACTCATCGACACATTCACCGCAGCCGTCACACCAACCCTGCAAAAAGTCGGAGCGGCACTCCAACAAGGTCTCGAGAACGCGATACCCGCCACACAGGCGAAACTCAAAAACCTTGGCGACACGATCTCCAACATCCCCGGCTTCCAGATGCTCGCCTCGGCGACGGCCAGCCTCAAAAGCCAACTCACTGGCCTCTGGAACGCAATCACATCACTCATAGGCGGACTCAACAATGGCGGCGAAGCCGCCACAATGTTCTCCACAACCGCCGGCGCGCTCGCGGGAGTGGTCGCTTCGGTCGCGCAGGCGTTGTCGAACGCGGCGGGATGGGCGAAGACGTTCGTCAACACGTTCATCGAGACGGGCGCGTTGCAGCCGTTCCTTGAAAGCCTGACCGGCGTCATCTCCGGATTGGGCTCGCTGGTTTCCGTATTGGCGGCCGCGGTCTCGCAGGCCTTCGGCTTCAACGACAGCGCGCGCACCGCCAGTTCCGCGGCGCAGAGCTTCGCCGGACTGTTGAACACTTTGACCGGCGTGCTCATGACGGTGGGAGGCTGGCTGCAGTCGGTCGGACAGTGGGCGCAGCAGAACGGCGCACTGGTATCCGGCGCGTTGAAAGCCATCACCATTGCATTGCTCGCGGTCAAAGGCTGGGATATCGTCTCGGCCGGGCTGAAGACAGTTTCCGGTGGACTGAAGGCCATTTCCGCGACTGCCTCCGGTGTGGAGAAGACCGCTACGGCCACGTTCGATTTGATTGGCAAGATCTCCGACGCGGGAAGCGCGGCTGGAGCACTGAAGCAACTCGCCGGCTCGTTCAATATTGTCAAGGCAGCTCAATCGGCGTGGAGCGCGGTGACCAAGGCTGCTACCGCCGTGCAGCTGGCATTCAGCGCTGCCTTGGATGCGAATCCGATCGGCATGCTTGTCGTGGCCATCGGCGCGGTCGTGGCCGCGCTGACATGGTTCTTCACCCAAACCGAAACGGGCAAACGACTCTGGAACAGCTTCGCCACATGGTTCATGGGAATCTGGAACCAGATCAGCACCGCATGCCAGCCAATCCTGCAAGCCATCGCCATATTCATCACCCAGACCATGAGCCAAATCCAACAAATCTGGCAAACCGGATGGACACTCATCACCACCGTCCTCCAAAACGTCTGGAACACGATCGGCCCCATCATCATGACCGCGCTCACCGCGATCATCACCGGCATCCAAACATTCATCACCACCATCACACCACTCCTGCAAGCAGGAATACAGAACATCCAAACCATCTTCCAAACCGCCGTCACAATCATCAGCACGGTCTGGAACGGACTCTGGAACACCATATCCACCGTCGTACAAGGCGCATGGACCATCATCGCCACAGTCATCAGCACCGCACTCGCCGTCATCCAAGGCATCATCCAACTGGCGCTCGCGGTCGTCAACGGGAACTGGAGCGCCGCGTGGTCGGCCATCCAGGGCATCGTGTCGGCAGTGTGGGGCGGCATCCAAGGCGTCGTCTCCGCCGGCATCGGCATGGTCAGCGGAGTGGTATCCGCCGCATGCTCGACAATCCGGAGCGTGTGGGCCGCGTTGTGGAATGGCGTCGGAAGCATTGTGTCGAGCGTCTGGGGCGGCATCGTCGGCACCGTAAGCAACATGGTTGGCCGTGTCGGGAGCGTCGTGAGCGGGATCGGCGGAACCGTCCGGAGCGCGGTGTCCGGCGCGGGAAGCTGGCTCGTCAGCGCGGGACGCAACATCATCCAGGGATTGATCAACGGCATCACAGGAATGGTCGGCTCGTTGTATTCCAGCATCACCAACGCGTTGTCGGGCTTGGTGGACAAGGCCAAGAACGCTTTGGGCATCCACTCGCCGTCGCGTGTGTTCCGCGACGAGGTCGGCGTGATGGTCGGACGTGGCATGGCATTGGGCATCGACGATTCCGCGCATGTGGTCAGCCGTTCCATGGATTCGCTCGTCTCCACGATGAGCCTCTCCGACGCGGACTGGTCGAAGACCGGCAGGCTGAACGTCACGGCCGGCACCGGCGCCAATGCCGGCGACGGCGATCTGCGGGAACTCATCGCGGCGGTCGAATCGTTGCACGACGACCTCGGATCGATCATCGCCAGGTGTACGCCGACGATAGGGGACCGCGACTTCGCAAGGAAGGTGAGAAGTGCAATCGCTTGAATACGCGTGCGCCGCCACAGGTGAGCGAATCGGCTTCGAAGGGCCTCTGTACGGCGAAACGCTCGCCGGACTACGCGGCCGCGTCTGGGACTACAGCATCGGCGCACGCGGCCTGACCGGCATCACCCGCGGCGCGCGCGAGGAGACCGTCGCCGTGAAGATCCACGACTCGACCGCCACGCTCGACCTGCTGCGCCGCCTCGCCGACGCCGACATGGCCGCCGGCACGCCAGGCACCCTCGTGGCCGACGGCGAATGGGAGACCAGGGCGTGGATCGCGAAGAGCGAACCGCAGTCCATCACGCCCACGATGGTCGAGACGCAGCTGACCATCGTGCTTGCAGACGGCGTGTGGCGGCGCGGGACCACCGAACACCACGACCCGCGAGCCGACAAGGCCGGCGGCGACCTCGACTACCCGTACGACTACCCGCACGACTACGCCGGCATGAGCATCCTCGACACCGTGACCAACGCGACCGGCATGCCGCAGCCGGTGAAGCTCACGATCTTCGGCCCGTGCGTCAACCCGTACATCATCATCGGCACGAACCGGTACGAGGTCGACGCGACCATACCGGCTGGCAGCAGACTCGAAATCGACGCGGCCTCCGATAGCAGAACCGTCACGATGATCTCGGACACCGGCCTGCGCACCAACCTCTTCGGCAAAGCCGTGCGAGGCACCGGACGCGGATCCGGAACCTACATCTTCGAACCGCTGCCGCCCGGCATGAGCACGATCAGCTGGGCTGGCGGATTCAAATTCGACTTGACCGCGATCGAGGAGAGGAGCGAACCGCCATGGACCTGATCGTCACCGACACGAACGGCACGCCGTCCGGCTCGTACGCCTCATGGACGCTCGACCTGGCATACGGGTCGGGGGAGAACGACTTCGACCTCCAATGCCCGGCATGTCTGGAACCAGGCTGCCGATGGTGGGTCGACGGCACCGGCTGGGGCGGCATCGTCGACGACGTGAAGACCAGCGTCACCGGCGGCGAGGGCGAGCTCAACTACCACGGTCGCGACTGGCACGGCCTGCTCGCCTCGAAGATCCTCGAACCCGACAAGGGCAAGGACTACCTGACCATGAGCGGCACCATCGGCACGCTCCTGCGCACCGTCATCTCCCGTATCGGACTGCAGGACATCCTCACCGTCACGGAAGGCACATCCAAAACCGCAAACTGGCAGTTCGACCGGTACTGCGACGCGTGGAGCGGCCTGTCCAAGATGCTGCGCGCATCAGGACTGCGGCTGCGCATCACCGCAGCACAGAACGGCGTGACAGTCGACGCGCCGCCGATCACGGCCGCCGGCGACCTCATCGACTCCGACCTCATCGACTTCGACGCGACCCTCGCCTCGCATCCGATCAACCACCTGATCTGCCTCGGCAAGGGCGAACTCAAGGACAGGATCGTCGTCCACTGGTACGCCGACCAGAAAGGCACGCTCAGCCACACGCAGACCATCAAAGGCGCGGACGAGCGCACAAGCGTCTACGAGCTCCACGCCGACGCCGCCGAACTCGAGACCAAAGGCAAGACAAAGCTCCAGGAGCTGCGAGATACAGGCAGCATCGACGTGGATGTGGAATCCGACGGCATCGACCTCGACGTGGGCGACACCGTGACCGGCCGCGACAACACCACCGGCATCAAGGTCACCGCCGAAATCACCAAAAAAATCATCAAAATCGAAGACGGCATCCCGACCGTAACCTACGAGGCGACCACCGCATCCACGGAATCGACCGGCGAGACCGGCGGCGGTGGATCAAGCTCCGGAGACGGCCACGCCTACTACGCCGGCAGCGGCCTCACCCTCTCCAACTGGACGTTCAGCGCCGATGTGACCGCCGCCGACCTCGAAACGGTCCGCAAAACCGCCACCGAAGCCAACAAGGCCGCATCCGACGCCTCGTCCGAAATCGGAGGCGCCAGAGACCTCGCCAAACAGGCCGGCGTAAAAGCCGACACGGCCACCACCACGGCGCAGAACGCGTTGGCCGCGGCGCAGGCGCGAATCTTGGACATCACTGCATCGGCTCCCGTCACAGTGACCCGCACCGACGAGACGGCTGCCATCACCGTCGCACAGGCCACATCATCGGCGGACGGGCTCCTCGCCGCCGCAGACAAGAAGAAGCTCGACGGCATCCAGTCCGGCGCGAACAAGTACGCGCTGCCAGTGGCATCCACCGTCACCCTCGGCGGCGTCAAACCCGATGGCACGACCATCACCATCGGCCCGGACGGCACCATCACCGCGCAATCCAGCGCGACAGCGGCATCCTTCCTCGCCGCACACCCAATCGGCTCGCTCTACTGGTGCGTCGCCGGAGACCCCAACGACCATGGCGGCACATGGAAGGAAATCCACACCATCATCGGCGGACACGTCTGGCAAAGACTCGCCTGAAAGGAACATCATGGCAAAAACCACGAACATCACCAAATACACATGCGACCGCTGCCACGACAGCGCATACCTCACCGACGGAGATCCGCGCACGTCGAGCGACTGGCACCAGATCAAACACACCACCGCGGACGGAGTGACGCAGGAGGCGCTGGCATGCACCTCATGCCAGCAGGAATTCAAGAAACTCGCCGCCACGCAGGACGCGGCCTACACGGCATGGCTTACCGAGGGAAAGGACTGACATGACCACCACGCTCATCACAGGCAAGGGCGGCACACCGCACATCACCAGCGGCGACATGGGCGCCATGCAAGCCGGAATCATCGGCAACGGCAGCTACCTGCTGCAGGGGGCTGACGGGAAATTCCCCGCGGTCACCATGCAGGACGCCAACCATGCGCTGATCCCCGTCCTCAATCTCGTGGTCGAAGGACGATACGCGCGAGTCACCGAGGCCGAGACCGCGACCATCGAAAGCGGAGTGAGCGGCCGGAACCGCAACGACCTCGTCTGTCTCAAATACACGCGGAACGGTCAGAACATCGAGACCGCTGCCATCGCCGTGCTCAAAGGCACGCCAAACACCGGAACGGCCGCCGATCCGACCGTCCCGTCGGGCAGCATCCACTCGGCCTCCGGCACGGTGTGGATCCCGATCGCCCGCATCCCGATCAGCGGGATCACGCCCGGCACGCCGGTCATGCTCATCAAACAGCTGCCTCCCATGTCGAAGCTGTGGGATTCCGTATTCCAGTCTGGTGAATGGGTCGTGGTCGCGCGGCCTAGAGGCTATGACGCCTACTGCGTCACGTCCATGATCTTCAAGCCGAACACGAACAC